GCCTACTTCACAGTAGGCTCAGGGTCCCTGTACCCATTATACACTTACCAGTGTATTCCCAAGCAGGGCCTATGCAGGCACCGCCTTTAAGGCGAGAGAGCACGTTTAACAATATGGCAGAAAATCTTCAGATAAATAAGACACTCAACAAGGTCAAAGACCGAGTTAAGGTTTATTCATCTGTTTCAATTATACCAATTGAAACATCTGTCGAATATATCCGACTAGTGAGTTTCCTCCTGAAGCACCATGGAAAGAAGGGAGCCTTAATTAAACTTAAGGACTTCCGAGCTTACCTTCAGACCCTAGCAATAGGGCTTGAGTGTAAACCTTTACCATTTTGTGCAACAGGAGCAAATAACCATCCAAAAGTTAGAAATAACTTCTGTTTGGCTATTCTCACACGAGATCCCGACATCGTTAAGGCAGTGTTAACACTGTTTAACGATATCGAGAACTGGTCACTTCCACCGGTCCTGGATAAAACAACAATTACCGACCCTCTTAGGGACGGCTGTGTTGTTGAAATTCCAGGATTCGGGGAGTGGTGTAGTCAATGGAACGGCCCATCCAAGCGGATTGAAATAAAACGCGAGGATGACCTTCACAGGAGCTCTAAAGCTGGACCGAATGGTCTAGCAACAAGAGCTGCTGTAGAGGATATGGCTGTTCTAAGTCTTGAGGAAAACATACCCACATTGCAAAATATGGCTATGGTTCTTCAACAAACAAACGGCCAGCCGGTTATAGATCTCATTATAGAGATTATGACTGGAAGGCAAGGGGTTTCCCCTAAGAGCAGCACTAAAGCTGTCTCGAAAGTTTGTGTCATCAGTGATAAAGCAGGAAAGAGTCGGGCAATCGCCATTGGCGATTACTGGACCCAACGTGCTTTATCACCAATCCATAAGTACCTAATGGAAATTAGGAAGCATATGGAGACAGACTGTACATTCGCACAGACGCACGCCCGATCATATATCATGAAGAACCTTAACGGTTCTAAATGGTTGGGTTCAGTAGATATAACAGCAGCAACTGACCGCTTTCCACGGCAGTCAACTGTTGCTGTTCTGAACCCTATGATCGGTGAACTATCCCGACTTTGGGAACAACTTATATCCAACCGTCCATTCCGGACGGATGACGGAGATATTTATTACAGCGTAGGTCAGCCAATAGGTTTCTATTCCTCTTGGCCAGCCTTCGCGTTAACGATGCATGCACTTGTAGAATATAGTGCGAGTACCGTTGGTTTTAAGTATTTCCGGGATTATCGTGTACTCGGAGATGATGTCTTGATCGGGGATAAGAGCGTCTATGACGCTTTTACCCATAATCTTGGCAGTCTCGGAGTATCAACTAATCCTA